GGGCAGACATCAATCATCCAGGAGTTAGAGGACATGGGATTGGTCTGCATCCCGGCGCCTGGGGTGGGGATCGACGACGGCATCCAAATCCTGATGGGCTTGATGGCTTATGACGACAAGCGGGAAATTGATGGGACTAATCGCCCACACTTTTACGTCTCGGAGCGTTGCGGGAACACAATTGCCGGGATTGAGAACTACACGGGAGACGATGGGAAAAACGAAGCGTGGAAAGACTGCATCGACCCGCTCAGATACGGTGGCGTTTCACAGATCCGGCATATCTCGCCTGAGATGTTCGACGCCGACGACTCGGGGGCCGGAGGGTATTGATCTAACAAAAAGAATCACCATGAATGACATATCGCAATCCGAATTGATGGGAGAACTGGGCGTCAAGCCTGTGGATCGTCGCAAAATCCGAAATAAGATCCTTAGCCCAGACGATTGGTGGAAAGATGGGCGCAAAATAATGATCCGCCACGCGGGCGAGGTGAAGTTGCGGGTCTGGAAAGAATGCCCCGAGTTGATTGCTGAAATCAAAACCTACTACGTCTGCCAAATCCCGCTAAACCCTCGATATGTGCTGATCAACGTGGGTGGGAAGTCTGAATCTTGTGTCATCCCGCCTCGGCTCAAACCGTCATTTGAGATAGGCAAGCCGATACGGGTCCAGGCAGTCACGGACGCAACAGGAACCACCTACCGCCATGTATCAATCAGTTGAAAGCTGGGTGAGCGACGACGTTAGGGAGAAGGACTCCCAGCGGTTGTTGGCCTACGATTACTTGCTTTGGCATCTGGGCGGGAGGACCGACCCCAGGACCGTGTGCAGCATTGGCGACCGGATTGGGTGCGGTCATCGAGACATCAACGCAGTGATTAACGGGGCATTGAATAAATGTCGGAAAAACTGGGATTAAACATGGTAATATCATTTTCCAAATGACCACAGAGGGAGAATCGGCGGTTTACAGTGACGAATTTGAGGTAGGGAAGATGCAGCGGTCTTACCACCGAGCAACGACCGACCTTGAGGGGTATTTCCAGCAATGCCGGAATTCCTACGACGACCGACGCAACGAGTGGGCGGGGAAATCGAGGACGAGGAAGAAAGAGGGGCCAAGAGCTTTCCCCTGGGAAGGAGCTTCAGACCAGGAGACATTTTTAGTTGAGGACAAGATCGGTGCTTACGTCGCGCTCTGCATGAACGCTCTGTCCCGATCACACATCAGAGCCTATCCGGTGGAGGTTGGGGACGCTCCCAAGGCCGCGGTTACGTCGTCTTTTCTCAAATGGATGACGACCACGGGAATTCCCGATTTCCGCCACCAGATGGAGATCGCCGCCAACAACCTGTTCGAGAAGCAGATGTGCATCACCTACGTCGGTTGGGAGAAGCAATCGCGGACGTTCTTGCAGACGCTGGACATGGGCCAGATCGAGCAGAGTTCACCCGAATTTGCGGAAATCCTCCAGAGTGAGGAGAACGATGCGCTAATCATCGAAGTGCTGCGCCAAACGTATCCCAAACTGACTGACCGACGCGGGAAGAAGGCACTCAAGCAACTCCGGTCCAAGGGTGTGGCTGAATTGCCAGTTTCGCGGAACCAGGTGGATCGCCCATTCGTGGAAACGCTCTTGCCGGACGGTGAGTTCTTCTTTCCAGCCTATACGCTCGATCCCCAAGACGCTCCACATTGTTTCCGCCGTCGCTGGATGACAGCACAGCAAGTAATCGGCGCAGGAACCAACAACGGTTGGGATAAAGGATGGGTTGACGAAATCGTCGCCAACTACCGCGGCACAAGTGGTGGGCAGTTCGACACGGACCAGAACCGGCAGGGGGTGGATGGTGGGGCGCAGCGGTCAAACGATGAGCTGATCGAGGTGGTGGACGTTTACGAGAGACTGATCGACAAAGAAGACGGTTCAGAGGGTATTTACTGCACGGTGATGCACCCCCGCTACCTCGCTACCGATGGGAGACCGTCCGAGGCGAAGCGTGAATTGATGAACGGGATGGAAAACTACCCGGTGGTAGTCACTCAGTTGTCCAACACCCATAAGCGACTTTATGAGGGGCAATCGCTCGTCGATCTCCTCCGTGGATTCCAGTGGCAAGTGAAGGTTGAGCGGGATTCCCGCGTTGATCGGAACTCACTCGCCACCGTGCCGCCATTTACTCACCCCATCGGGCGTAAACCCGCAAAGTGGAGGCCAGGTCACGGTATCCCGGTTGCGCGGGCTGGCGAACTGACCTGGATGCAAGCACCGGCATTCAATCCTGGGTCGGTGGAGATTGAAAATACGTTAATGCGTCAGGCGGATGCGCTTGTCGGACTCGATCCGAACAGGCCCGAGGGAGCGCAGAAACAGCAGTTCTTCGTGAACAAACTCCTGGGACACGCTCAAGCGGTCTTGAAGGAGGCATTCAAAAACTTCCAACGATTCGGGCCGGACGAAGTATTCTTCCGCGTCACTGGCAACCCAGACCCCCAGACGTTCACGAAGGGGAATCCAGATGAGGATTTCGATATTACAGTGTCATTCGACACTCAGAACTCAGACCCCGACACGGTTCAAAAGAAGGTGGAGCAGACGATTAGCCTACTCCAACTCGACAACAACGGGAGAATGGATGTGGACAAAATCCTGGAGTTCTCACTGTCATCCATCGACCCTTCCTTGGCCGATACCGTGCTAAAACCAGCGGGTCAAGCGAACGCGGACATGGTGAAGGACATCACCGAGGATCTGACCAAGATTTATGCCGGCGTCGAGGTTGGCGCTCGCCCACAAGGAGCCACCGTGGCGGAACAGGTGATCCAGACCTACGTCCAACAGCCCGACATCGCGGAGCGGTTGCAGACCGACGAGGCATTCGCCGCCCGATTCCAGACTTACGTCGGGCAGTATCAGATGATTAAGCAACAGCAGCAGAATGCCACAATCGGCAGACTCGGCACTGCTCCAGCAGATTTCCAAGGAACTAATGTCTGAACAACAATCACTCATCGACGAGGTAGCCGCAGAAATCGACATCGAGGACGCGCTGGAATACTTGCGGCTACTCCCACAATTCCAGGTGGTGCTTAAATACGTCTTTGAAGCGAGGAAGTCGGAAGTTGGCCTGGGGATGGCAAATGCGTCCCAAGATAATGCGCTTCGACTTTGCGGCCAATTTTGCGAGGTCGAAAACTTTTTGAGCGTTTTGAGGGGGTAGCGGAATATCTCACATTTAGGGGAGAGCGGAAAATTCGGTGGTATAGTGAAACCATCGCAGAACGTCCCGGCGATAAAGGGGACGGTTGTTATGAGTGAAGAGTTGGTGGCGAGCGCGGATGCCCAAAATGACGCGAGACATACAGACGAAGGCAACCTGAGCCGAGAGGACATGGTTGCTGCACGTTTGGCCCAGCAGACAGAACCGGAAGAAGAAACAGTCGAGGAGGAGTCTGAACCCGATGCGGAGACCGAAGAAGTCACCGCAGAGGAGGAAGAAGAATCCGAGACCGATGGACTCCCGGTGGATCTGGAGAAATTGAGCAAGGAAGAGTTGGACGATCTAAAATCGAAACTCACACCTGGGGCCGTTAAGCGAATCGGGAAACTGACCGCTAAGAACAAGGCCGCGGGTGCAGAGATCGAGAGATTGAAAACTCAGTTAGAGCAGAAACCTGCTTTTACGGAACCCGCTCTGGAACAAAATCCCTACGGAGACATCCTGACGGCAAAAGAGTTAGACGACAAATACGGTGAGACCACCAAATTCATCGACGACTTTCGCGCAATACTGGATGATAACGAAGATGCTTTATCTGACGATGAGGTGTTTGAGGAGGACGGACAGAGCTGGACGAAAAAACAGGTTAAAACTGCACTACGCAACGCCGAGAAAGCCAAAGAAAAGTTCCTACCAGCGAGACTCAACGAGGTTCGCCACTTGGAACAACTTGGCCAACAGACGGAGCAATTCCGAGCGCAATTAGAGAAAGAACTGGTTTGGCTTAACGACGAGGACAGCGTTCACCGCAAAACCTTCGATTCATATATGAATTCGCAGGGGATAAAATCGGTTCGCGAGAAGTCCCCAGAGTTTGCCCCATTGATCGACACGTTGATCGGCTGGGCAATCCAAGGTCGCGACGTAAAATCAGGATCACTCAAGGCTCCAGCGAAACCGAAATTGACAGCAACGTCTGCCGTAAAATCAAGTGCCGCACCTAGCGCCACCACGGCAGAAAGCGCGAATCAATTAAAGGAGTTA